CAGGTTCTCGCACATCCTCTCCCCTTGGAAACCAAGGTAAGAGTGACGCCCGAGGGCCTGAGAGGTTTCAGCGACGTTTGGCAATCTCCGTAGCAAGCTACGAAGATAATCGTCGAGGAAGCTCGCAGTTTTCCACAAGCCAGCTTTGTAAAGCTGATTGCGGAGAGATACTGCGGACATAACCTCTTGAGCGTTATGCCGTGAAGTAGGAAGATTGCGGCGGCAGTACGTCACTGAGACGTCATGCCCATCGTAATAATCCTTACCACAAGACTCTCTGAACTTCCCAGTCCAGAAAGACTTGTTAGTATTCACTTGGAGGCCTAACGCCTCCAAGCTGGACTTCACAGACTGCGTATATTCTACGGGAATGATAATATCATCACCGTAGACGCGCACGCAACCATGAAGGCGATATATATCGCCTTTATGGAGTGGGCGATTAAGCTGTAAAGAAATCCCAGTGAAGACAGCGGTAAGAAATACCATTGCTTCAATAGGGAAACACACAGCTGAACCCATAGACGCGAACTTGAATATGGATTTAACGCCATATCCAGGTACGTCGACTCTCTGAGTACGGCTAGACTGAACCGCCCCTGCTAAGGACGGAAAGTTTCGCAGTAAACGGAGGACGAGTCGATTAGAGACCCGATCAGAAGCTTCAGAAAGATCTAGTGTCGTTAATTTGCCACTAGACGAACCGAAGCAGGCCATACGCTGATTAGGCGCTTGGTCTCTGAACCCGATAAGGGGTGAAAGGTAGTTACTTCCTTCCAGCTTATCGACGATTAGTTCCAAAAGAGACTGCTGTGCATATTGCATGCAAGCAGGCTCAATGGATATTAGTCGTGGAGTCTTTAACGTTTTAGGCACAGAAATTAGCCTTGATGGCGTTTCTGAACCAGGTTCCCTGAAGTCGACACTATCGAGGCGTTCCCAAAAACCCGCATTGGGTATCAGGAACTCAGCTGAAGGAAAATATTCCTCCAGTGACTCGTGCCAGGTCATTGCTGAGAATTTCTTGTTTCCAAGAAGACGCTCAGCTGTTGACCCTGGACCGTGCTTTGGCGTATGCTCAAAGTTGTAGACTTTATAGTCGACAACGCTAAGATCATTACTCCAAAGGAGATCGGCAACGCGATCAAACACACGAAGAAAACCCTCGTGAGATTGAAGCTCGCGCTCCCAACCCTCGACTTCAGCGTCACACTCGATATACCGCGCATAGGCCTGTCTCTCTCTCTTAACAGAGCAAGGGAGCAGGATCTTCTTGTTAAACAGAGTAATCTGTCTAACAAAGAAGATAGCATCTATGTTAGGTTTATCGAGTAATCGACCACTTTTAGAATCGAAGATGAGCTCAAGGAAACCTCGTAGAAATACGGGGAGACCTAATCTTCTCTTGAAACCAAGAAAAGATGAAGGAGCGACCTGACCAGTGGCGAGACAACTTTCGAAGTCTCGACAGAAGCCAGGAAGGGCTATCGTAAGAAACGATATGCCTTCCATCTTCGTCCTTTCCAGGATAGTTTTCCTATCCTGGATGGTGCTAACGCGACACCATGTGCTGGCATCTGCCAACACACACTCTAAAAGCGACGTAAGGCTTTTCATCTTTCCTCCAGGATAACTGGGGTGTTAGATCCATAGTCCTACGTCACCGATGCCTACTCCCGTAAGGGTGAAGGCCGCAGGCCGGCTAGCTTTCGCCACCCAAGAGCTGGGTGACTTTGGCGCCGGAGGTAGCGGCCAGGTAGGCGACGAGACCATCGACGACCTGCTTTTGCTCGGTCACAGAATAGCCGAACGTCGGAATGTCCACCACAAGGTAGGCACTCATCGAGTAAGGCTTATTCTGAGTCGGGTTAAGCGGGTCGGCAGCGACCTTCGACGCGTCCAGTCGCAGGACCCTACGGGTCCTGTTTCCGTACGTGTGGGAGATCGATTCCTTATAGGCACCATCCGAGGTCGCGAAAGCGCCCTGGTTGATGCCCGAGGAAGTACGCGGAAGCGTTTGAGCAACCGCGTTGATGGTAATCGTCTGGGGATCGGAAAATGCCATAGGACATCGCTTTCGGAGTATATACACCGGAACCGCGGTGCACGGTTCGCTCAGAAATTGAGCGAGCGAGGCGCCTTAGATATACCAAGTGCCCCGATGATGGCCCATTGCCGATCAGTAAAACTGTTCGGGTTTAGGCCAAATCCATAGGGTGTGGCTCGGTTTCTCTGCAAAGTCGTATAACGAATTTGCTGAGTGGACCGAACAGACTGACCGTTAATTAATTTTAACGGTTTCGTCACCTCAAACGTACGCGTCATGGTACTACGTGCCATGACGTATCCGTATTTGAGCACAAGGTTATCTGAGTTAAATGCGGACATGTTGCGAACAACGTCTCCAGCATTAGATACCCAGTCAACCGCCCATGACCAAGGCGCGAGCTGCCAAAGGAGATGTGGTGTAATTCGAGTACCGTAAAGGCGATTAGCCAGCTGCTCATTCTGCTGCGCTATCTTCTGCAGATTGGCACGACCCGTTTTAGGATCGAGCAATTCAGCATCAGATGGAACGTAGTAGCGATAAGCACCG